AAATCATCATAGACAATTTGTAATTCTCTAGGCAATTCTTGTTCATTAAGTGCTTTTGCATTAATTTGATTTTCGTTAACATAAGCATTGATTGTATCAGATACAAATATAGTGTTCGAACTCTCAAGTTGATCAGTTATTTTTTCATCTGTAACAACAACATTCATTTGATAGAATCCACGTTTCCAAGTTAAAACATATTCAATTTTAAATTCTCCATCATCAATGCTATATGGCCACGTATGCTTTTTTCTCGATACTAATAAATAGATATTACCGTTTGGCCATTTTTGTTTCAATTCAGACAAGTCAAAATCAATTGCATTTACTCCACTTTCATATTGATTGCCAATCGTGATCTGTGTCTCGCTTACTTTTCTATTTAGATATACTTTTATCATGATTCCTCCTTATAAGGTATTGCTTGATGCCATTCCAAACCATCATATGCACTTAACCTAACAAGACTATAAGTATCTCTACTGCCTACACCGGAAGAATATGCGCTTATTCCGCTATCTAACTTCGGTTTATTTATTCTTCCAAGTGCATAAGAGTACCCACGCTTCCACTTTCCATTAACAAACACCCACGTTTCCATGTAAGTGAATGTTGTGTTAAATCTAAAATTAAACGGTTTGCTTGTTCGTCCAAGTGTATCTTCTACCATTACTTCAAAATAGAATTCCAAGTTTTTTTCCAGATTATTATATGTTATGCTTGTTCCTTCAGCTCCTTTGTAAAATCCACCTTCTCCCCACGTACTAGATTTTACATGAGCATCATCTGTAGTGTGCACAGTAAGTGTTACGTTGTCATAATCTGAATCAACTTCTGTTATCACAAAATCAACACTTTCAATACTTATTTCAGGATAATTCTCTAGTGTGGTTACAGTTAATATTTTTTGACTTACATACGATCCACTTAAATCGGCTTTCCATACCTCAACATGATATTCATATTGTGTATTTTGCGTTAATCCATCAATAGTAATAGATCCATTTAAATTGTTTGTAATAAATTCATCTTTAGTTTTTGACCATGCTCTTAAACAATATAAATTGTATGGATTGCTTGTTAATTTTCCGTTGATAACCAAAGATTCTACATCAATATCAGATATGGATGTTTCAAACTCAGCTGCTGAAATCAAAGGTGTTGTTACACTGGCCGTTCCGCTTAAATTTGGCCATCCACTAATACTACAATTCCAAGAAAAACTACGTTGCCTATTACATCCCATAGCTTCATTTATTTCGCCAGGGATGTTTATCCACCCTGTATCTTGTGTATAATATCCATAATTCATGTATCCTGACCATGTTAATCCACCAAATTTAACAGTATTCGATGCCTGGATAGAGAATTTTCCAGTAATCTTAAACCTAACGTTTGCTTTGTATCTTAAATTAGGATAAGAACCTTCGTATCGTTCGTTGTACACATCAAATGATACGCGCAAATATTGGTTATAGTCTAAATTAGCTACATCAGAATATGCAGATATATCGGAATCTATTACTTGTATTAGTGGATTTTCTTCGACGATTGACGGATTATCTAATAATACATCAATATCAAAATCAGTTTCGTTGTAATCTAATTCACATACAACTCCCATAATCTACTCCTTATATTTAATGTAAATATCACCTTGCTTGTCCGTTGATAAAACAGTAGGATCACTTGTTCCATAACGCACATTTACAGTCAATTTTAACTGTTCTTGAAATTGACTAACATAATCTTCTAAAACTTTGATGTATTCTCTTTGTTTTGCCATCAATTCAATAGCATTTTTAAATTCTTCTTTAGACTCTAAACTAAAAGATCCGGACATATTTTCAATTACATTAATTTTAATAGGAACAGACGTTACAAATTCACCACTCATTAGAACATTGATTTGGCATTGAGTAACACCAACTTCCGCAATAACTTGTTGAAATATTTTTGGATCTGAAAATTTAATTTCATAAGCATTCGAATTTTGAAATCTAGATACAGATGTAGCATCCATACTAACCATTAATCCACTAGGCTTAGTAGCCCATAACGTTGCGGTTAAGCTATCATCAGTATACGCCACTTCGTCCGTAATAATATCGTCACTGACGAATACATCCAATCCCCGTCCTGTATCACCTTGTACCATTTCAACTATAGGTACAGATGTTTGCTTAGTTAAGCTTACAGTTACATTTGAATATACAATTGCCATGTTATACCTCCGTTTCCAATATAAGAGTAAGTTCATCTGGCATTTCTTTGATTAAATCATATGTCATTTTATTTAAATAAAATTTTTCTCTTTCCCCTGAATTATTTGTGTCTACATAAATAACATCATTCAATTTTAATTGATTTGCATTAGGAATGTTTGATCCAAATAATTTTTCAAATTTTATAGTTGTTTCCGTATCCGAATTTTGCAATTCATTTTTTAAATCTTTGCCTGCTATGTATCTTAAATATGCTTGCAAATTAGATTCATTTTTAAATACGCCAAACATATATTTTGTAGCCGACGAATCATCAGCCATTAATTTAACATCCGCATACTCTTTCACTTCAATGCGGTGTATTTCATTCTCATCCCATTTACTAGATTTAACTATCTCGTTATTTGGCAAAATTCTTCCATTGTATGCCTTTGGAATTATTCCAGTAACAACATTTTCCATAGATACTTTTTTTGTGTAGTCAACAATTTCTTTATAACCAACATAAAACTCTTTAGGTTTTAATGTTGGTTTATAACTATCAGGTTTACCAAAATAACAATCATAATTGTCAAACATCGCAACGTATCTATGTTCTTCACATTCAGGCCATCTGTTCATCATTGAATTTTCTTCACTTCCAAACAAACATTGAATTAAATTATAGCGAACCCAATAGGCTGTCTGTGTTGATTCCTTATCTTCAAATTGCCAACAAAGACTTTGTGATTTGTTACCTATTCCGTGTGAATATAGTTGTATTTTCACTCCTTGCGTTAAACCGCTTCCATCACCGCCTGGCCACCAATTGTAGTTTTTGTTAGTTGGTCTAACAATTTTATATCCTTTCGCTTCAGGACTATATATAAGTCCCCAATAATCCTCCAAATATCCATTTGTGTTCGATGGATCATTTCTAAGCCAATATGTTTCAATTTTAGAATAATTCCTGTCTACATAATCATCAGCACGTACCCATCTGCATGAAGTCATTGACATAAAAGACCAAATTTCAAAAATACCATTAATTTCATTCGGATATTTTTTCAAAACAAATGTTTGAGCAGGACTATTATTAGTCGCATACATTTGTAATTGCACAGCATCCTCATTTGATGATGGAACATCTACACACAAATCAGTTTTATAAGCATTGTGAATATGCACTTCTCTACCATCTTCTGGCTTTATATTTTTGTAATCTTCGTACCACCTATCACCATAAACATGATACGGATATTTAGATTTTGATTTTTCGATAATATCATTAGCAGTTTTAATAGCTCCATCCCACGTAGAATTCACTGTGCGATCATCAAATACAAATATTTCTTTTTGAGAGTCAAAGAATATATGCGTTGCATAACATACATAAGTATTAGAAATTCCATTTTCTTTAAAATCAACTATTCTAAATAGTTGCCCTTTTTCAAAATTTAAATCAACTTTAAAAACAGATTCTTCTGAAATGTCCATTCCCAATAATTCACTCTTTGGGAATTCAATTTTCACATACCAGATTGAGTTTCTTTCAAAAATTGCTTTTGCGCTTTTACAGTTTTTAAGAACAACATCTCCATTTCGCTCAATCATTTGTTGATATGTTGTATTTTTTTTAGACAAAAATAAATGTATCATTGTCAAATCTCCTTGAAATTTCTAAATATTTCAGTACGAATTAAACCAATTTCTGTATTGATAACTATGTTGTTTGATCCATATACAATTTTTAAATCTTCAAATGATCCTTCTGTTTTTAATGTCGTATATTCGAAATATCCATTTTCATAAACAGTTTTCATATATGCATTTTCAGAATTTATTTCTATGTATTTAACCACCAATTCATTGTTATCGCTAACAGTTTTTCTTTCAAAAGGATTGTGAATCTTAAAACTATGGTTATTGTTTTCGGAATAAATTGAAATCCACCCTGTTTTTTCTGATGTATTGTAGAACTTATAAGTAGGATAAGCTGGCTCATAAAGATTCATGATTGTCGTGGGATTTAACGATTCCATTTGCATTGGCCTAGCGTATTTATCAATATATCTATATCCATCAACAGTGAATTTGATAGTCAATGAAAACATGAAACCATGCCATCTTTCTGAAATGTTATATTCTATGTTCTTCACTTTCCAGAAATGGTCAGAATCTTCATCGGGGAATTTTAATAATCCTTTCCCACCTGCAAAATATTTTTTAATATCGTACAATCTTTCATTAGCATCTTTTTTGTTTTTAACTACAAAATTACAAGGAACCTCAATCGTTTTATCTTTAAGAACACCAGTGTGACGGTACGATGTTGTACCGTCTCCCATTTCTGATGTTTCTACAATTTCTTCCGAAAAAGGGATAATTGGAGCACTAGTTATCTTCACCAAATTCATAATATTTTTGTAAATTGTATATGGTTGATTTTCAGGTGTGAATTGTAATGTATACATATTCTAAGCTACTCCTTTCCCTATATTTTTTAGCATGTCTCGAATTGACACAATTTCTTGTACAGTATCTGTAACAACATTTCCGTCTAGCTGCATAGGTTGTAGATTGATTGTTAAATCACAATTTCCAATTGCATTAATCATTCGATCCAATCTGTTTGTGATTGCACTCAAATTTATATTACCTACATTTCCAACACTACGTGATGTAGATCCACTCATAATAGCTGTTGTAGCATTCGCAACAGATGCATACGGACTGATATCAGAATAAGTAGCAATCTTATCTGCACTCATTGGCATAATATCTGTGTCAACTACAGGTCTACCAGAATTAAACAAAGATTGTGGGAAATATTTTTTATTGTCATCTCCTTCAACAACTGTCTTCTTTTTTGTTGTTTCTGTATACGTGATAGGATGATTGTCAGCATAGTTTTGTGCTTTGTCGATATTAGACTTAATATCTGCATAAGCTTTAGCGGAGCTTGTAACCATACCATCCAAATGAGGTTGCAAAGATTTTTCCATCTTTCCGCCCATTTTTCCAACGGCCGATGATGTTGTACCATCATTCGCAAATGCATCCGCAATACCGGTAATCGAATTCTGAGATTCTTTTAACATCTTTTCTCCGGCTTTTTTAATTTTAGGGTCTGTATCTGACATCATCTTTGTTACTGCATCACTTACAGACATTTGTCCATTTGCAACTGCTGTTGCAACATCTGTAGGAATTTGTTCTCCACTCATTCCAGCAGATTTTACTGCGTTTGCTAAAGTGATTAAATTATTCATTGCGTTAGTGGCTTCTGTAATGCTTCCACAGTTTGCTAAGATTCCATTCGCAACATCCATTGGAATAGCGCCACCAATCTTTCCAGCTTGATCCACAAGTTGATTCATGTTCATTAATGTAGCCATGTAATTGGCTGCTTCAACCGCACTAGCTGTTCCGTTTGTAATTCCAGTTTGAATGTTTTGTGGAATCTTTATACCAGCTTGTTCTGCTTGACTTGCTAAATCCGCATACTGTTGGAGCATTGTTGCGCCCATTTGAGTAAAAGATTGCGTTTCAAGGTAGTTAGATTGAAGAATGGATTGTGTCTGCGTTTCGTGCAATTTCGTATAAGAATCTGCTAAATCCGTACATAATGTATTAATTGATTCCTTCAATGCACTCGATTGATTCATGTAATCTTGCATCGAAATATGGCCTGCTGCATATTCTGCACTTAATTTTCTTAATGAATCCGTTGTACTATTTATACTTTCCGTAAGCTCCGCATTCTTTAATTCTGCTTTCAATTGAGCAGCGGCATTTTTCTTTGCGATACTTGCCAACGCTTCTTGTTTTGCTTCCTCTTGAATCTGAGTGATTCTTTCCTTGATTGCATCAATACTACTATAATTTGCATCCTCATTAAGATTTAGCTTTCCAGTATTTTCATCAATCTCTACTCCCAAATCAGGATAAAGTTGATTTAACTCCCTAACTGCTTCTGCAAGCATAGTCTTTTGTGTAGCATTTAAAGATTCTTTTGCGTTAAGATCTTCAATTGTTTTCATCAAATGACTTGCAGTTTTGTTATTTTGCATATACTGAGTTACAATTTCACCCATGCTTGTCTTAGTTTTTGACATTGACTTTGCGTACTTATCATAACCATCAATAACTTTTAACGTAACTGCATAATCTGTATCTTTATATGCAAGCTCTTTATTTGCGGTTTCCATCGCTTCCTTGCGTTTTTGATCTGCCCAAACAACAGCACCTGCAAAAGCACCAAGTGCAACTGTAACCGCAGTAATTGCTGGATGTGTTAACACAAAACCTTTTCCTAACGAAATGATAGAAGTATTTGCTAATTCTCCTGCTTTTGCAGCATCTCCAAATCCATCTGCTACTTTTTCTAAGCTTGGATGAGCTTTAGTAAAGAATTTAACAGCACCTTGCATAGATCCAGATACTTTGCTTACACCTTTTGCAGTTGGATAAGCGGCTGCCGTCAACAATAACATCTTTGCGATTGTCTGTTGCGTTCCTTCATCTAAATTAGAGAATGCGTTAGCTGCCTTTTTTACTATCTTTAATAGATCGGTTAATGTAGGTGCAAATGCTTGACCTAATTCATCACCAGCTTGTTTAATTGCTTCCCATGTTTGAGATAATTGAGATTTTAATGTCGCATAGCGCTTTTCTGCTTCGTTTGCCATTGCAGTGTTACTATTCCATGCATTTTTAGAAACATTTAATGCACTAGCCAATACATCCGAACTTTGGGCCAAAGCACCCATTGACTGTGCTTGTTTAATTTCTGTAATGCCTAAATCATTAAGAGTTTTTGTAATATCACTTGATTTACCAATACCTTGAACAAACTTTAAGAATGTTCCCGCTGCATCTTCTCCCCAAGATTTTTGGAATTGTTGAGAAGTCATGCCTGATACTTCTGCAAACTTTGATAGATTTTCATCTCCTGTAGAAACTGCTAAATCAATTTTCTTTAACATTTTAGAAACGGAACTACCACCAGCGGCCGCTTCAATACCTAATGAAGATAATGCAGTAGATAATCCTAATACTTGGTTCGAATTCAAACCAACCATTTTTCCTGCAACACCTAACCTAGTAGCCATATCCATAATATCCGATTCAGTAGTAGAGAACTTATTTCCCAAATCTACGATTGTAGAACCTAAACGAGAATAATATGTATTCGTCTTTTTAGACTGCGAAACCATTACATTTGAGAACTTGGCAATACTTTGTGCTGCTTCTTCACCAACAAGATTTGTAGTATCACCCAATTCTGTAATAGTTTTAGTAAATCCAACAATAGAATCTGTAGGGATACCCATTTGTCCTGCTAGTTCTGCATAATGTGCAATATCTTGATAAGTACTCGATGTTGTCTGTGCTAAATTCTTTAATCCATCGTCGATTTTAGCAAGTTGTTGAGGTGTTCCATCTACTGTTTTTGTAACACCAGCCCACGCATCCTCAAACTCAATAGCCGTCTTTGTAGCAGCTGCAATGCCAGCAAAAGATAACATAGAATACGGCTTTACTGTATTCGCAAACTGTAATGATTTTGAGCTTACTTTTCCTAACGTATCATACAGTCTTAACAAAGTTTCATTGCTTGAAATGAATTCATTTGACATACTGGCCAATTCATTCTTAAGCCCTAAAGCACCTGCTTTTAATCCTAGATATGTACGTTGAGAATCTTCATACGTACTGCCTAAATCAACCAATGATTTTTTCTGCTCAGCAATGCCTGTGGTGCAGTCGTCCATTGCTTCTTTTAAAGTGACATTTCGTGAAGCTAATCTTTGGATAGCATTTTCGCCTTGTTCAGTAGAACGCGTACCGTTCGCAATTGCTTCTTTCCACGCGTTGATTTGTTTGCTGTTATCTGCATATTCTTTATTCAAAGAATTAAATGTATGATTGTAATTATCAATAGACTTTGAAGCGGCATCAACAGCACTTGCCCACTGCTTCTGTGTCTTCGGATAATTCATCAGTTTCTTGTTATAGACTTCTAATTGCTTAGTTGTGCTTTGAATCTTATCTTTTAACAGATTTTGATATGTCGCAAATGACTGAAAATCTCCTTCGTTGAATTTCATAGAAGATTTCAGTTTTGACATTGTTTTATCTAATCCTGCTGTTTCGGATTTTATTTTATTGATTGCTTTTTGAAAGCCTGTAGTATCTCCATCAATTTTTACGGAGATACCTCTTACTTGACTGTAACCTGACAATTTTAGTACCTCCTAAAATCTGTCAAAGTCGTTTTGGACTGCTTTACGAATACGAATTTTGTTTTTTGAATTATTTGCTTTGGACTGCATATTTCCACGCGCAATAATCAAATCAAACAATCTTCCTATGCCCATATCCTCTATTTCATCTATTTTTAATCCTAAATTTAATCCGCCTAATACTAAATCAGTGTAGCTTACACTTCTTTTTTTTATCATCTGTAATCACTTCATCTGATTCATTTTGTACAGTTGCTTTATTCGCATTGATAATTTGCTCTAGAATAACAACTCCGCTCATTACATAGGTTTGATAATCTTCAATTTCATCCACAAAATCTTGGAACGCTTTTGTTTCTTTTCCATGATATGTGTCATATGTCTTGATACATACCCAAACCAATCTTTCAAAAAATAAAGATCCGTTTGCTTGTAATAAAGTGAAATAAGGATCTCGATCAGGATTTCCTTCACGAACATTTTTTTCGATAGCTTCACCAAATTTGATTTGCACTTCCTGAATATCCACTAACAAATCTCTATTGAAACAATCTCTATAAATGCTAGCCGTTTTGCCTTTATACAATAAATTATATTTTTTACCATCAATACTTAATGTCTGTTCCATATAACCTCACAAAGAGGGGGTTGCCCCTCTTATAATGTGCTCACTTTCTTGCCATCATCACTTTGTACTTCTACCGGTGTACCGGCTTCCTGGCTCATTTCACTAGCTTTTGGACTAGGTAATGTTGGAGCAGTTGAAAAGAAACTCTCATAATTTGTATCATCTTTACGACATTTTGACTTTACCCATTGATGATCATCTTTCTCAACAGGAATAGCTGTAATATCCATTGATGTTGTTTTTGGATCAGTGCTTTCTTCTTTTGTTTCACCTTCTACACTTGGTCGAGCAAATACAACCTTATAGAAGATATGTTTTGTAGCACTTACATCACCTTCAAATTGGAACATTAACGCAACGTTGTTAGGTAATACGTTTGCATCTTCGGCTAAGTTACCTTCTTCAGTTACCACTGTATTGAAGATCATCTTTTCAATTTCTTCAGGAATTTCAGACATCTCTAAACTACCTGAATATCCATTGTTTGTGTTCGTTGTGAAATACGCAATATTATCTGCATAATATTTATTTGTTTCACCTTCTGGATCTAGTGTTAATGATTTAGCACCTTTCCATGCTGTAGGCTTACCATATGTAATTGCTCCTGCATCTTCCGTAATAGAACATACATGAACATTTTTTAGACCGAATCGTACTTTGTTTTTATCTGCCATAGTTTTTATCCTTTCAAATATTTTTCGATTAAACTTGGCAGTTCTTTGATTGCGTTTGTTTCTCCATCCTTCCAGTGCTTAAACGCACGTGTACGTTTAGGAGAATTCCATAAATTATGTCCGTTTTCTAGTAAATGAGTTAATGAGTATTCATGGCCACTCGCATAAATAACACCGCGTGTATGAGCTAATTCACGTTCTATCTTATATGTTATAGATCTTTTATATTTGCCTTTTCTGCGCGTGTTTCTATGGTCTACATTGGCCTTAGCTTTAATAATATCTTTAGAATCTTTTGTAGTTTCTTCTACTGCTCTATCAATTTGCGCCAAAGAATGCTCTTTATATTCTTGAATCATCTTTCTGATTTCAGGCCCAAGCTGCGACATATCGCAATATACATCATTGACGGCCAACTAATGTCACCGTCCATTCTGTACAGTGTACTTTTTGAGCTTTTATATCTTCATCTGTGATAGTTTGGTATGGTATTTCTAATTCATCGAACATGTCTTCGATTTTAGCTTCTAATTCAAAATCTTTTTGATCAGTCACTAATCTGTATATGTAAACTCCAATCTTGCAATACGTTCTATTGTCTGCAAAGTAATTATTTGTATAATCCAATGCATAATTCCCATAGGGAGTATGGGGCTTTGACTTGAAACTGCCATATACAAATTGTCCTTCACCTAAAAGTTCAGTGAATTTAGCTACAATCTGTTGTCTTACTGTTTCCATTCTCCAGCATCCTGTTGAACATATAGTTCAATCGTATCTCCGGATGGGAATGTACGATAAACTGCATACTTTTTGTCGTTGTATTTCACTGTTGTCTCACCATTGTAATCAATAGTAGGAATAACAAGCTTATACGCTAACTGTATGCCTGCCTGGTAGGCTTCATTAAATTCTTTTGAATAAATTCCACCAACTCGGCAAAATACTTCCTTCTCCGTTTCATTAACATGTTCCACACCATCTGCATCAACATATCTTTCTTTTTCAATCAGATATGCCACATCATAATAAAGATTATTCTCACGAGTATATTCATATGCCATACTATGTCACCTTCTTATGGGATTTATCTGTCATAAGAATCTGACGTAAATCCTCATATGTTTTAGCCATTGATTCTTTATATGAAGCATCCGTTGTACCAAATTTTGACTTTACATATGTTATTACCGCTACTACAATTTCATCTTCTAAATCATCTTCATCAAATAAGATATTTAATCTATCCAAATCGTATAAACATGCATTGATATACGTTTTGATTTCATCATCATATGCGCGTGATTTTGCTCTTGTAGCAGCAGTTCTAACACGTTCTAGAAGGCTTTCAGAAATATTGAACGCCATTATCTATCACCTAAGCTTTCTTCGCACTGCTTTTTCGAGTGGTTTTCTTAGGCTCATCATCTAATACAATAGGTTCTTCATCAGGTAATGATTGTGTTCCTGTTTGGCTTTCATCTTTCGTAACATCTCCATTGCTTAAGCTACTTTTTTTTTTAACAAGAAGATGTATTGAGGATCTAACACTTTGCCATCATTGATGACTAATGCTTGAGTTACTTCCTCATTCTTTTCATAATCCCAGTACTTCTTCACACCAAACATCATATTTGAGTTGATTGCATAGGCTTCTTTTCCTACCCAATACATTCCAAAGTATTCACCGTTCTTTGCTTCATCAAAATCTTTAAACGTATCATTTTCAACGAAATTAACAATTCTAGCTTTGAATGTAGCGCGTTCTGCACCATCAACAGGATTAAATGTTTCTGCATAAACAGGACGATTATTTTGATCAGCCAATGTTTTAATGTTTGCTTCATATGTTGCAGGCGTCATTACAAACTCAGGCTTTAATTTACGCATTGACAATGGAATCTTCGCAAAGAATTTTGTTTGCCATGATTTCCAATCTTTCATTTCTTCCGCTGTAAACTCAATAATGTGATCTGTTTTAATACGTCCACTTACTTTATTAGCTTCTGTTAAAATACCTTCACACTCATTGTTTTCAGATTGACCTGTTAAAATTTCACGATCCATAGCTTCCAAATAAGCTTCTACAATAACTTCTGCCAGTTTAGTTTCGAATGCATTTACAGTTAATACAGTTTGTAGTAATGTACGTGCTAAACGAATTTCACCAATCAAATATCCAAATTGTACAGAGCCTGTAACAGAACCGGCCTTTTGACGATCAGACACTGCTTCTTCAGTAATACGTTTAAATGTAGCCTTGAATGTACCGATAGGATATTTAACACCACCAGGTAAATCTGTATGTAATACTGCATTGTATAAGTAACCACGCGATTTACTTAATTCAGTCATTACTTTCTGAACAATCGTTTCAGGAATTAAAATACCTAGATCAGCGGCTACGCCTTTTTCTGCGTTACGTTGTCTTAAGATTTCTGTACGTTGTCTTAAGATTTCTGACCGTTTTCCTTTTTGAACGAATTCCATGAATGCACTACGATACTCCATATCGTCTTCCATTCCTTTTTTACGTTCTGATAATCCTTTTGGCATTGTTGGATGTGCTTTACTACGAGCTTGTTCCTGTTGTGTAACAAAAGTTTCTTCTTCATCTTCAATAGATTTTGCCATAGTATCTAAAAACGCTTGACGTTGTGCTGCCTTGCCTTGTAACTCTTTGTCACGTTTTTGTAAGATATCAATTTCCGCCTGTAACATTTCCAAGTTTAAATTAGGATCATTTCTATTGACTTCCTCTTGAATTTCTTTAAATCTTTTTTGAATCTGTTCGTGAGTCATTGCTTTGAATGCTGCTAGTTGTTGCTCTGTAAACATTAATTAATAGCCTCCTTAATCTGCAACAACAAACTCAGTCTTTCTCGTTTCTTTTCATTTTCTTTTTTAGCCCGTTCTTCATCCATTAAAGACTTTGCCCTTGCTTCAATGGATGTTTGATCATTTGCAGGAATCGACACTGCTGAAACATCATATATTTTTGACACTTTACGTGTTGTCCACGTTTTTGTATCTCTATCATATGATTCCTCATCCACCATGTATCTCCATGACATCTGAGTAACCATTCCTGCCTGAATACTGTCGTACAAACGTTTTGCAGCTTCTGTTCTTCCTAAATCTGCTGCAACAAACAATCCATGTTCATCTACTTCAACAATGAGTGAACCATTGCTTGTACGTGCATATACCATTCCTCCGTGATCAAATTGGAAGATGATATCACTCATATCAGCGTTGTCCAAACTTGAACGCTCAATCAACTCATATACATCATTACCTTCGTAATCTCTATAAAGAACATAAGGCTTGAATGTAGTTGCATATCCCTCAACATAGTATTGAGTATCAATCCGTTTGTTTTCCGTTACCGGGTTCATCTGGAACGGAATTGAGCGCATTTGGATTTTGCTGTGGTTCGGTTTCGCCATTGTAACTAATACCTCCTTGATTTGATTTAGTTACCTGGATGTATTCACCTCGAATAAAACGTTTCTTACCTTCATCATTTGGTAAAGGCGCTTTGTTCATAATATTTAATGCCCCGTTTGTGTCAATCATTCCACGGTCAAACATTTGAGTCGCAACATTCAATTTTGTCTGTGTTGAATCATACTGCAAACGATCGCTCGTAAGAATGATTTCACTACCATTCATAATCTGATTCACGGAATATAGCATTCCACTCAACACTTCTCCAACTTCAATAAAGAATGGTTCGATAATTGATTCATAAAATGCATTCCATTCATCAGGTTTATATTTATTCTGCAAAATAGCTTCACTAATTCCAAAATAGCTATATACACTATTTTCAATTGCTTGCTTCTGCTTGGCATCCACTAATAATGGTTTGCTTTCAATCGGTTTTACTTCATCAAAACGATTGTCGATAAGAAATACACCTGTCTCATTTTTGTTCAGGTTATTTCTTAAGATCATGTTTTGTTGCTCTTTATAGTCTTCATCATCATCAATTGGCGTTGAGATTTTAGCTAAGAATCGAACAATAGAACTCGACTTAATCGCATTGATAGCTCCTTCTTCCTGAGCAAGCATCAATTTAGCTGTTGTATCAAATGCATCATTAACGTCACCAAAGTAATCATTTTTATACTGCATTTGTCTTAGATGTCCTACTTTGCTATATTCGATTAATTTTGTTTCGCCATAGATGAAATTAAAATAAATATAAACTACACCATTAATTTCTTTTAACTGACACTGACTTGGTACCGCTGGCCACAATCCCTTTATCATTCCATATTCATCTTCGATTGGAATAATGAAAGCATTGTTTTCTGCAAAGTATATGGTTGCCAATCTTTTATAAAATTGACTAGCTGTCATATAAGGATTTGGCTTTTTCTTAACCAAATAGTTATATATCTTAGCCTTGTAGTCTTTGTTTGTCAGTTCAGGTGAAGCCTTCCCACATGATGTAGCAATTCGATTGATACATGCTCTGCATAGTCCAATCTCATATATTCCACCATCATAGGATGAATACACTGGTGAATATCCACCTAAGCTTGCAAACATTGAATGTAATTGATTTTGTTTAGGTGCTGGCTTATTTAGTCCTAATAGACTTCCTAGCAAACCAAATCTTTTTCTTCTGCTTTTAGCCACTAATTCACCTTCCTTTTCTTGTTTTCAAGGCGGTATTTAAATGTATCCCACCATTTTTGTCTTACTGTATATGCATCAATAACAGATGCATATCCATCAATATGTTTTCTTGGATCTGTTTTAATCATGCGAACACGATTGTCCTCCGCAACTTTCTTTAATGCCACACTAGACATATGTGCTTGTAAAAGTCCATTTGTTCCTGTATGAACAAATCCATCTCTTACATATCCTGTAAATTCATTAATAACCGGTGTAAGGTTAGTACCCTGAATCACATCATCCATCTTGTATCCATATTTCTTCATATCATCCACAAGATACTGAGCCGAATAACGGTCATATCCAACGACTACACAATAGATCTTGTATTTCTTACGCAACATTTCAAACCACTGCGTTACATCTTCATACCGTACAAAGTTTTCCCCACTTGGACTTAAATATCCCAATTGAATAAATCTCGTATATGGTATTTTGTCTCTTTCTTCTAGCTCCTTGATTTTTAATGTTGGAAGCCAAAAATGAGTAAATATGTAGTCCTGGTCTTGAATTCGTATAACTACAGATGCGGCTGTTAAATCGGTTGTTTGTGACAAGTCAATTCCACCAACTGCATATGTATGTGCAAAATCTTCAAATCTAAGTTCTTCACCTTTAACTTTGTTAATATCTTCTGCACTAAATAACGCTTCCGTTGAATTCTGTTTGATATTCGCATATTTTGTTATAAACTCCGCCTTATATGTAGGTGAGCTATGTGCTTTTAAAATTTCATTCTGCAAATATTCATAAGAAACCGATATTCCAAGGTTTGGCATTGCCTTCCTCAATTCAATAGGATCATCCCATTTTTGAATATCATCAATCATGTAAAAGAAAGGCAACATTTGTTTTTCATCAGACGTACCAAGTAAAACAGATGTTCCACGAACAAATAGTTCATCATATAATCCTTCATCAATATAGTTTGCGGTACTTACAGGAATATAAAGTGGATCAGGTCTTGCACCACCTGCCGACAACATAACGTTGTACATTTTCATACCCGCTTCACCTTCCCAGGCTGCAAACTCATCAAAGATTGTCAAATATGGGTTGAATCCGTCTGACTTCTTAGATGCAAAGGCAATTGGCTCCCATCTACAGTTGTTCTGTTTCATGTAGATATCTGTTCTACGTTTTTTTACTCTTTGGCTCAATGCTTTAGAGTGTTCCATCATTTGATACAGAACGTTGTAAATGATCTGCGCTTGTTTTAACTTTGGCGCTATATTGTATATCTGCATACCTGCTTCATCAGATGTAAATCCAACATCAAGTTCAATACCTGCACAAAGAAATGATTTTCCTTGTTTTCGGCCCATGACCGTTGGTATTTCACGAAACTGCCTTTTTCCATTCTTATCAACAAGTCCGAATATGCACGCAATATAATATTTTTGCCAAGGCTCTAGCTTCACTTTTGTTGTTTTTCCTTCTACGTGGTGACAAAACGTTTCAATAAACGCTATATGCATTTCTGCTTTTTTCTCATCATAGAAGAAATCGCCATTTGCTAAACCTCTTTCAACATATTGAAGATTAAGCTTTATCCACTTACCGACTACATCTTCACCCGATTTAATACGTTCTTTATAAATGTCTAGATATTTCATTTAAATCTGCTCATGAACTCATCCAATTCATCACCTTTTTTTCCGGATACTTCTGTTGTTTTTGAAAGTGAAGTAGGTGACAAGCCAAGTTCTTTGCAGTACTTCATGATCTGATCACGTAATTGAACGGTAATAATGTAATATGGTGAGCGTGATAAATTCGTTGCGCCAGCCTTGTTCGTATATTCAACAACCATCTGCAATGTTTTGAAACCATTTGCTTTACTTGAATCTCTCCATTGCTTCATTGTTGAATCGTATTGAGCTAGAGCATCTGCGAGTGAATCAATCGCAACCGAATATTCAGGGGAATATGTACCTAAATTTTCTAGTTGAGAATTTATTCTTTTTTTCCATGCTCCTTTTTGCATTCATCATCCTCCCTTCCACATCCTATAAGCATTCCATTTTCATCAAACTCGAAAGATGGTTTGCGTTTGGAATGTTCCTCTGCATGACATAAATCACACAATGCTTCCAAATTAGAATCACCAAATAGAATGTGTATATCTCTATAGTTATCCTGGTCAATGTGTATTTTGTGATGTACACAAGTCGACCTGGTATAGACCCCTTTTTTTAAACATCTTTCACAAAGCGGATGCGCCTTTCTATACGCTTTACTTTTCTTTTCCCAAGCCTTGCTTGAGTAGAATTTTCTAGCATAATTTCTAGCGCCCGTTTTCGTTGCTTCTGAACCATAATATTTTTTCATATCGCTGCATTCAAAGATTTGATTACAATTACAGTTAGTAGGGTTAAAGGACGACAATATGAACAGTAAACCCTTTGAATGCAGTGATATGAAAAAGACCCGTGTTTCCACAGGTCTTTTCCAACGGGCACAATAATGAAACAATCCAAGAACTACCTTGTTTGTTCTAGAAGATGTTTTCCAATCTTCACAACTACAGAATATCACGGTTTTTCTTTGTACACTGTACAAAATGAAGAAATTCAGATTTTACCCCCTCTCGTACGCGCATGACCGAGTTTTTTTAAACTCCCCACGCCGTTCCCCTGAGCGCAAAAAACTTTTTGAAAGATAGGGGCGGTCTATGCTGATCTGATCCATGCCAGGGCGCTTTTAGGGTTAAAAATCAAACCTATGCAGCTACTACCACACCGCACCGTTAACGGCTTCAATCATATGACATTCATATATTTATTATTGTGTTGAAAGATGTTTCAACATGCATTGTTGAAAGCGTTGTTTCATAACATGACCATAGCTCTATTAATAGAACGCGTGCGCACGTTCTTATATATGTAATAAGTCTTGCATCACTCCAATACATTGGATTATGCGCACCAACTCCATGCACTCTAGCCCGTCAATTGTCTTCCTGGAGTTGAAGCAAACCCCACAGAAAAAAGGACGTTAACAACGTCCATACATGTACATATTTATAGTCCGATAACTATATGTTATAAGACTAGAACCGAACACGCTTAAAAGCCTTATAAATAGGCGCTTGCGTGCACGTTTGAGAATACAAAAGTTTTTAAAAAAATAGGCATAAAAAAAAGACGGTTTATATTTTCGTGCCGTCTTCAAATTCAAAGTAACATTTGTATTTTGCGCCCATCGTTTCAGCAAGCTTTTCTTTTTCTTTATCTGTTAACGATTCCCTTTTTATTTTCATTGCAAAGTTGGCTTGACTGTATCCCAATGCTTCAGCCGCATTTGTTTGGTTTATACCTGCATATGCTAGCGCCCTTTTAATCTTGTCTTTTTCCATTCTTTCACCTTCTTTATTACGTTTTAATTATATATTATTTCTTATAAATTGTAAATTTTTAATATTTAATTATAATTTATTATTGACATTTTATAATTCTAGAGTTATAACTAAGGTGTCTTAAGTAAGACAACACGCAAGAAAGGAGGTAACAAGCGTGAAATTTTCTAGAGTAGCTAGAAAGAAAGAAGAAAGAAAGGCCAAAAGAAAAGAATGTATATATACAGTATTGAGCTGGACACTTGAACTAATATATACATCCTCAGTTATTGAAGCCTTTAAGCTTCTAGTAAAGATTTTATCTAAAAGGCACTAGCCTTTTAGATATATCTATTATATCACGCTTTATTATATGAATCTAATTAAATTAGTTTTATGTTTATCTATCGCATTAAATGCATATCTATTGAAAAAAATGATTAATAAATAAGGAGGTATAAAAGATATGTTAAAAACAAATTGTAAGATCGTAAACGATCAAATTGATAATTATATTCTAGATTGTTTGGAAGATGCATTAGAAGAAAACGAGATCAGCCGCGAAAATAAAAAAGCCGCTTTTCAATTTCTATATAATGACTTTTTACGCGTTGAAGGTTGGCAGCTTGTAAAATCCCACAACTTACAAAGTTTATTTGACTTTTATATGATGGGCCTACCTTTCAATTTTAACTATTATGATTCACGTTATGGTGAAGGAAGCGCAAAATCAATTTTAAAAGATTTTCTTCAGCAAACGGATGAAGAAGCCAATAAATACAGCTATGAAAAAGCTGAAAAAACATTATCATATCTTATTTTAAAACGTGTTCAACGTTTCGCAAAAATTGGAGGTTAAGAAAATGAAAAAATTCACTGAGATTTTAAAAGAAGTAAACAAAACGTATCAAAAGATCAAAGAACTAGAAGAAAAAACAAAAGAACTTCAAAACACATACTTAAATATTATGGACTTAAAAGAAAGGCACGAAAAAAGAAAAGCTGTAGAAAATGACCTTGTAAGATTAGAAGAAAAAAAGAAAGACTTACAAATCACCATTAAAATCTTAAATAGTAACGCAAAAATAGCACTTTATAACGACACTATGCCTGTAGTGTTAGAAGTGCTTGCAAAGCACAAAAATAAGCCTTACGGCCCAAAAACAGAAGAAAAAATAAAAGATGAAATAAAAGAAAAAACAAATTGCAGCTTTTATATAAGTACAAGATACGGATCACAAACATATAACATTATACCTTTAGAGTTTAGCGGCAATACTTATAATATTGAGTGCGGTACTAAATGCATAGACGGAAAACAAGAAAAGTTATTAAAAGAAAATAAAATACAGGTTTTAGAATTTAGTGATCTTACGCTTTATTATGCTAGTAAAGAATATATCGACAATATACCAAAAAGAATAAAAGAACTAAAAAGACTTTATAAAAAAGCGTATGAAAAGCAACAAGAATTAGGTAGTATATGCAGCGAGTACAATAATTTAGTGGTTGGAAATATAAAAAATATATATAAAGACAAACATATATTTCCAAACATCGAAATATAAAAGGGGTTGCTTCTTATGATGATTGAAAGAAAGCAACTAGACAAGATGAGCGCCGTCCAGGTGCTCATACTTGCATTTTTAAAATTCTACTTCTATATATGTTTTGACTTATTAATTATGGGCCTATTTTTAGGCCTATCTAACATAGTTTTACCATTAATTTACTAAAAAGGGGGTTATTAAGATGCTAATTAGAAGCCAAGATAAAACAATTTTAATAAATTGTGATTTTTTCAAAGTTGAAGAAAACAATGATAAATTTGAAGTGATTACATTTGAAAGCGGTATAAGAATAACTTTAGGCATATACAACACTAAAGGTAACGCTTTAGAAGTTTTAAACGATCTTCAAGAATATTACAAGCGCCCATATAGTGAAGTGTTCCAAATGCCACATAATGAGGATATTCAAATATAAAATTAATATAATTGTTTCTATTTTAGATTTTAGGAGGGAAAGAAAATGAATAACAACGAATATATTGAACTAGTAGGAAAAAAGCTGGATCAAATAAATGCATCCAGCTGCAAACCTTACACAATTACAAAACATTTAAACGGTTTATATAATTTATGTTACGGGCTTGACGTTGTGGCCTGGATGCTAAAGCCGCGTGAACTTTGGCAGCTTGTAAATACTTTATGCATTTTGGATATTTTAGGAGGGCTAAAAAATGACAATTTGGAAGAAAGAAAGAAAACATTTTAATTATTATGTTACAAATGAGCGGAAACAACCGCACATTTACGTTGAAGCGTTAGGAACTCCCAGCGCTTCAACTGAAAAAGTACTAAAAGATCATGGCTTTAAGTTTGATCATAATAAATGTATGTATGCAGCAGCTCAAACAAATGAATTAAGGCTTTTCGTCGCTCATGATCTTGACAAGCTTTTCAATTATGATATTCAATTGTTTTTCAATACTGAAGCAAAGAAAGAGGTATATACACCAGATATTCAAGAAATAAAAGATATTTGCTATCATTTTAAAATATACAAGTGTTATATTGATATTTTAAATAAGGATCTTTTTAAGATCTGTAAGCCTGGATCAAAAAGTTTGCTGGCAACTTATAATACTAATTCAAAAATTATAGATGTATTTAATAGAAACAAATTACAAGAAAGTTTTATATACACAAATGGAAAAATCAATAAATTGAGCATCGAAAAAGCAGCACCAAAGAAGAAAAAAAAGCCGCTTGCAGATCAACAAAAATTAAATGAAATGCTTGAAGCATTTCCATTTTAGGAGGTAAAAACATATGGGATATATAGGAAATAAAATGAGTGAACGCGCTTATGAAGCATATGAAAGTGGTGAAAAGCCACTTTCAAAATGGACTAAAACAGCAATCATTAATACAGTATTAGATTATAGGGATGATTTTGAATATGATGAGTTGAAAAAGTATAGTAAGGATGCTTTAAAAGTTTTCCTAACATATTCAAGCTGGCATCATACTGGATCTTATTTTAATGAAACATCTTTCTATAGTTTGGATGAAAGTTTTATTGAGAACGAAAAAGATTATATTTTTGAAGTTTTAAACGAAAAAGTGAAAGAATTAAAAAAAGAAAAAGAAGAAAAAAAGATTCAAAAAGTTGAAGAAAAACTTGAGAAATGTCATTTTATTTATACTGAATTTGAAGGAACTCGAAAACATCCGAAAGCTGTTGATCGTGAAGCATATGGAATAATAAAAGGCAATTGGATATATACGGAGTTTGGCAAAAAGTCATTAAATGGCAAATACATTTATAAAGTTAAAAAGTTTGATCGTGCGCCACGCGGAACGGCCCAAATCTTTAAAATTATCGAAAAAAGAATTAGACGAGGTTTTGGCTATTATAGATAAATTCAAAAGTGGGGAAAACCTTACACTTGAAGAAATTAAAACTCTAGCATACACAGATGTACGTATGCTAGATACAGAGGAATGGAGCTCTGTAGATGACACTCTTTCTTATATTTTGGAAGAACATGGGGAAGAATGGTCTGAATACGATGATCGTTTCCCTAATAATCCGTATCTATACGGATATATCTTAGAAGGGCATACCTTTGTGACTGGTTACACTGGTGTAGCTGGTTGCTATTGGTATGAAGAAACGGGGATGCTATGCGCTTAAAAAAATAACAGCCTATAAAAAGGCTGCTTTTTTTATACTTTCATTTTGCTTATTTGCTTCTGAATCAGCTTTTTTTTGACTGGACTCGATGCAAAAAAGTTCATAAAAAGTTTAGTTTTAAACTCATATTCTTTTTTGTCCATTTCTTTTATATCCAAAACTCTTTTAAATATCACTATCGCGATAAAGTTCGCAAACAAGTTTGCATCTTTTTCTATTTCCTGATTCTCATAGTGTTCGTTGCTTGAATCCTTATAACTTTCAAATTCTTTTTTCCATATAGAAACGCTTCTTTCATCTATAGAAAACACTTTTTGATTCTTCTTATATACACATGCATATTGGTATAAATGTCTTATTTCATGTGCAAGATATATATAAACTAAACTACTATCTATGGATGTATTCAGGTTTACACAAATTACATTTTCTTTTGGGTATGATGTGCATATGCTTGTATCTTTTACTTGAAAAAGTTCTTTATTGACTGGTTTATGTTTAAGATCATAAACCTTATCATTTACTTTAAAGTAAACTTTTGGAATCTTTATATTTAATAGTGTGCATAGAAAACTTACATAATCATTCATGCATCCATTATATCTTAAAAACTTTATTTTGAAAAACTTATTTATCCAAGATTGAAAAAACTTTTATTAAATTGGATTTTGAATAAAGTTGAAAATAATTTGAATCCTTTTTACGATTATTTCCAATATCTTTATTCAATAACTTTGCAACCAAACTATCAAATTTTTCTTTATATACTTTGTAATACCATAATTCTTTAGAACCATCTGTTTCTAAAGACAAAATTTCTTCATTATTTGAACATACAACAAGTATTGTTGTATCTTTATAACTTATATAAATATATCTATGTAAAAACTTATCTTCAAACATTCAAACACCCCAAAACCTTACTTATCCAGGATCAAAAAAACTTTTTCTAATTGTAATTGAGACGTTGGAAAAAACTTTTGAGATCCTTTTTCATGTTTGCATAGAATCGAACCATCAAAAAACTTTTCCAGCAACTGAGAAAACTTTTCTTTCTTCACAAAATAAACATAATTCACAGATACATCTTCATCATCATGCGCATTGTATTCAAAAACTTTTTCAACCATCTTAGAACAAATAACACCAATCTGCACATTATCGTATTTCACAAAAACTTCTTTATAAGAAAACTTATTTTCATCCATTTCATCACTCCTAAAAACCCTTCTACATATCATTCACAATTCTAATAAACTTTTTATATTCTTCTCCTGATTTTAGGTAAAACTTATTACATCCATTCTTTATATCTTCATAATTTAAACAATCAATTTCATTATCTAAAAACTTTCTATATAAACTTCTGAATTGCGGTTCACAACAAACATAATGCTCAACCACTAATATATCGTTATCATAATGACACCTAGAAAACTTTTCATGCGCCATATAAATACATACAATACGATTTTTATATTGTACAAATAAACTATCTGTATTACGAATCATAAAAAACTTTTTCACATCTGTTAAAAACTTTGGTAATTTATATTTCATTTTCTTTACTCCTAAAACTTTTCTAATAAACTTATTTCTGTATAATTATCGTGGAGGATAACAAAATGACAGAAAATGAAAAAAGTAATGATGGTGTTCAATCTAGAACTAAAGGCACAGTCAAGAAAGAAATACCATCAGAAGGCGGAAAATAACCTCCATAGTCACTATCGTTGTTCGATGGTGACTATTTTCATTTCATCATTAATAAAAACTTTTGCTCCTGGCAATGCACAAGCTTCTGAAAAACTTTTCTCAGATACACTTTTTCTTGGCGCTATAGTAAATTCACCAGTTCTTTCTGAATGCATTTCAATATATCCACACGCAATAAAACTTCCTTCTCTAGTATAGAAATATCCAATTGTCATGTTATCACTTTCAAAAACATCTTCCTGAATAGTTCCAAAAGTCATTTCTGACAATCCTTTGCCTTTTCTAATCAAATTAACTAATGTTCTAAAAAACTTAATAACATAAGCGTGTACAGTAAACGAACTTATCAATGTTAATAAAAATGTAATCAAAACACTTTTATAAATATTCCATTTCAAATAATCACTAAAGAAGAAGCAAACAAGAATATTAAACAAGGATAAGATCATCAAATACAATCTTTCTTTATCTGCTCAGTCTTGTTCTTCAATCACATTTGTGCATGTTAAAACGTAATAATTTAAATATCCACATCCACCAGCTGCAACAAATGCTAGTAAAACATCTTTTATGAAATCTTCCACAATATCACTCCTATTTATCTGCAATCGTTTCTACAAAACAATTATAATAAACATATCTTTTCCCATCATAATCAAATTTTACATATCCACCATCATTTGTTTCAATATCAATTCTTCCCTCATAGCTAGCTATAATTTTTCCATCTGCTGTATACACATTGATTATTCTATTCAATCCACCATTCAAATCTGATTTTATATCAGTACCCCAACGATCCATAGATGCACATCCAAATAAGGAAATGCTAATCATTCCAACCATTAATAATTTGTATAATTTATTCATTTTATTCCTCTTTTCTTTGACAACCCTATAAAGCATACATTTATTCAAATTCAACAAATCTTGTATCTTTCACTTTCCCGCATTTCAAACACACAAGATACTGAGTCTCACCGCTGATACAATGAAACATCTCATTCTTTACACACCAAGTAAATTCATGCTTACAGAATAATCTTTTAAAAAACCATTTAATTT